CAGCCGTTCGTGAGCCCTACCTTTCGTCGGGATCGGAAACGCCTCCGAGCGGTTGCCACCATAAACGCGCCAAGTGTGTCATGCTCTAGGGATGGGATTATTTGATCGCAAAGTAAGCAAGGCTGCTATCTCGCCGCCACCGGCTAAAGCCGCAGCCGCAGGCGCAGGACTTAACTACGCATCAAACAATGCCGGCGTCTCCATGATCGGCCAGTACTACACGTATCAAGAGGGCGAAGCGCGTAACCGTGCAGTACAAGTCGCCGCCATAAATCGCTCAAGAGATCTCATGGCATCGGTCATTGGATGCATGCCGCTTCGCTCTTACGTGGAGCAATGGAACGGCGAATACATGGAGAAGATTTACACCGCCCCTCGATCATGGTTGCGCCGACCCGATCCCGAAGTGCCATACAACTTTCTTATGAGTTGGACGTTTGACGACTTGTTCTTCTTTGGTCGCGCATTCTGGTACATCACTTCACGCACCGCCGACGGATACCCAGCATCGTTTACACGTCTTCCAGCCGGCAGCGTCACTACTCAAGACATGGCAGGCCCCGTGTGGTTTGCGCCGTCCAAGGCCGTCTACTTCCAAGGCGGCGAAATAGATCCTTACAACCTTGTACAGATTCTTAGCCCAACGCAAGGACTAATCTATTCGGGAACGCAAGTTGTTGAGACAGCATTAAAGATCAACGACGCACGCACACGCAACGCATCTTCCAGCATTCCAGCCGGCGTACTGAAACAAACTGGCGGCGAACCACTAAGCGCACAAGAACTAGCCGATCTTGCCGCGTCGTTTAACGCTGCACGCGCAACGAATCAAACGGCCGCACTCAATGAGTTCTTATCGTACGAACCGACAACAATGAGTCCAGACAAAATGCTTCTCATTGAATCAGCAAACTACAGCGCTCTCGAAGCCGCTCGCCTTTGCAATGTCCCACCGTATCTCGTAGGCGTCTCAACCGGATCGTATTCCTACCAGTCATCCCAGCAAGCACGCGCCGACTTGTACATCTTCGGACTCAAAATGTACGCAGAAGCAATCGCGGCCGCTCTTTCTATGGACTCCGTTCTCCCTCGCGGAACCTACGTCGAGTTTGACGCAGAGTCCTATTTGGAAGAGAACTACATGGCCGACAAAGCCGACGAACCAACCATCCAAGAAAACACTCAAGAAGGATTAGCAAACCGATGATCAAATTAATTGCAGGAGACTTTACGCTTGACGCCGCAGCAGGCGACGCACCACGCCGAACGATCTCAGGAATTGCGGCGCCTTATAACGTTGACGCTACGGTTTCGGATGGAACTACCGTTCGGATATTGCCGGGCGCCCTTCCGACCGAAGGCAAAGCACCACGACTCTTCATGTATCACGACGCATCTCAGCCAGTAGGCGTTGTCACGGAGCGCGTAGACACCCCAGAAGGCATGCTCTTCACCGCCAAGATCAGCGCCACTTCTCTCGGAAATGATGCGCTTGTTATGGCCGCAGACGGCACCATTGACCAAGTCTCAGTTGGGATCAACCCAGTTAAGTTCTCTTACGACGAAGACGGAACCATGGTGATCGAGTCTGCTATCTGGCAAGAATTGTCGCTCGTCCCCATAGGAGCTTTTGGCGACTTTGCACAGATCACCAAAGTCGCGGCCAGTATCCACCAGCCCGAAGAAGAAATCAGTAATAATGAAGAACAAGAACCTCAACAGGAGAACCCAATGTCCGAATCAGTAGCAGCACCAGTCATCGAAGCAACCATCCCAACCGCTTCTCTTCCAGCAGTACCGAAGCGCAAGTTTGATCTTCCAACCCCCGGCGAATACATGGCAGCAATGCACATCGGCGGAGAAACATTCCGCAACGTTGCAGCCGCAGCAACCGAGTTTATGAAGTCAAAGCAAACTGCACTACAAGCAGCCGCAGGCGACGTACTTACTACTGACACTCCTGGCCTCTTGCCAGTACCAGTCCTCGGGCCAGTCTTCCAAGACCTCAACTTTATCCGTCCAGTTGTTAACGCAATCGGCGCACGCGCAATGCCAAACGGCGGAGCATCAAAGACTTTTATTCGTCCAACGATCACCACGCACACAAGCGTCGCTGCACAATCAAGCGAACTTGCTGCCGCATCCGCAACCACAATGGTTATTGCGTCAAACACAATTACCAAAACAACATTGGCAGGACAAGTCACGCTCTCAATTCAGGACGTTGACTTTACCGATCCAGCATCGTTGCAGATTATCCTCAACGACTTGCTCGGCGAATACCTCATTGCATCAGACAACGTTGCGGCCGACGCAATTACCGCAGGCGCATCGGCATCTGGCTCGACATGGACATTTGCCACCGCCGATCCATCAACGTTAATCGCAGCATTGTATGACGCAGCAACCGACATCTTGACCGCAACAAACTTCTTGCCAGACCATGTTTTCGTCAGCCCGAACGTATGGAAACTTCTCGGCAACCAGTTAGACGCAGACAAGCGACCTGTATTCCCGTACACCGGCGCCGCAGGACTTATGGGCGTAAACGGAATGGGCGTTGCAAACATCACAGAGAGAAGCACATTCAACCCGTTTGGTTTGACTCTTGTTGCAGACAACAACTTTGCAGCAAACACAATGGTCGTCGCACGCGCACAAGCCATCGAGTTCTACGAACAAGTTCGTGGCCTCATGAGCGTTGAGTTGCCTTCTACTTTGGGACGCAATTTCTCGTACGCAGGGTACGTATCTACGTTTATTGCAGACGCAGACCAAGTCAAGTCCATCATCGTTAGCCCATAATCGGAAGGTAGGCCCTAGTAATGGCCACCTATACGGTCACCAACAAGTACCTCATAGACGACTTTGCCGTCCTCCAACTTCTTACCCCGACGGAGTTGGAGGTCGGCCAGTCAATAACGGTTGCAGGCGTAGACGCCACGTTCAACGGAACCTACACCGTCCGCGCTCTTCCGCAATATCTGTTTGAGGGCGTAGACACCGAAGGCGATCTTCTTTACGACGCCAACATCCCAATCGCTAACCAAGTTCTCTACGCAAGAACGGCCGCCGATGTCGAGCGAACCGCCGCGTCTGGAACCCTGACATCAACTCCGACTTGCACGTGGATCAGCGCAGGAGACATCGAGGACTGGTTGGGCATCGGAACCGCCACCGCAGCCGACGCCACATTCCTAACCATTTGCGCGGCCAGCACAAACCAATTCTGTTGGCGTCGACGTATGGAAGCCGGCTACGTTGACTCTCTCACGACCGTCCCTTCGCAGGATGTCAAACTTGGAACGATTATGTACGGCGGAGCGCTCTACCGTCAGCGCGGATCTATGGATTCCTTTGCATCCTTTCAGTCCATGGGAACCGCTCCCGTCATGGGCCTCAACGGAATGATCCGCCAACTCTTAGGCATTGACCGTCCGCAGGTGGCCTAGTGCCAGTCCCGACCTACACCGATCTATTCAATGAGGGCTACGACGACCTAGTCGCCAAACTCCAAACCGTTGTAGGGCTTCAAGTAGTTAACGATCCACGCAACATCGTCCCTCCGTGCGTGTTCGTCAACATTGACTCAATAGACGGCTTCAATTACAACATCGCCAAACTCACATTTACACTCCAGATCGTGACGCTTGGCCCCGGCAACCTAGACGCCCAAAAGTCCCTACTCAACATGCTCGCTCAGGTCTACGCGCTTAACATTGGCATCATTTCAGGCCGCCCCACAAACGTTGACATTGGCGGATCCGTCCTGCCGGCATACGAACTTACCGTCGCAACTCAAGTCCAAACGGCGTAATCCACACCTAGCGCCCGAATCTATGTCAAACTAAAACCACAACTCAAGGAGCAATCATGGCAACCTCAACAATCCTCTCGAATCCAAAAGTGACCATCGGCGGAATTGACCTGACCGATCAGACGACCGCAGCAACTTTGACTCGCACCGTTGAAGCACTTGAAAGCACCGCATTCGGATCAACTTCGCGCGTCTACACGGGCGGCCTAGAAAACAACGAACTAACGGTAACGATGTACCTTTCGTACGCCGCATCGGAAACCTACGCAACGCTTGCCCCATTGGTCGGAACACAACTCAACGTCATTGTCAAGCCAACCGACGCAGTTGACTCGGCAACAAACCCAGCCTTCATCTTGACGGGAACCTACTTGGAATCCCTGCCCGTGATCAACGCATCGCTTGGCGAATTGCAAACCGTAGACCTCACCTTTACTGGTGGCGTCTACAGCGCAGACACAACAAACCCATAATCACGGCCGTCCTCGGCCCGACACTAGGAGAACCATGAAAATCAAACTCAGCCTTACGCGCGGAGAAGTAACCGAACAACTATCAACCAATCTCTTCGTTATTGCCGAATGGGAACGCCTAGAGAATCGCCGAGTCTCTGACGGGCGCGGCATCGGCGCATCAGATCTAGCGTGTTGGGTACACACGTTGCTTACCATCAAAGGCGAGAAACTTCCAGCAACTTGGCGCGAATGGCTCAAACAAAACCCAGACGTCGAGATCGCAGCGGAGGACGCAACCGATCCAAACCCTACGGACGCGGCTACCGCCGGCAACTAGCCGAACTGGTAGTCGCGACGGGATGGGCTCCGACGTTCTATGCGGATTCGTTTGACTCACGCGACCTTCAAACAATCATTAAAGTCCTTAATAACCAAAACAAAAAAGGACACAAATGAGAGACTCAGCCGGCGGCATTGAAGCACGGATAGAAGTGTTCGGCCTTGGTCAAGCGCTCAAGGATCTTAACAAGATCGACAAAGCCCTTCGCCGCGACATTACCAAGGAATACAAGCGAGTTACCGCAGGGCTTGTCTCGGACATCCAATCAGCAATCCCGTTGAACTATCCGCTCTCTGGCTGGCAGCGCCAATGGAATCTTCGTGGCCAGTACGAAGTCTTTCCATGGCCAACCGACCATTCCGTCAAGGCATACATCAACACCAAAGCGCCCAAAGAAGTATTCGGCGGCAAAGTAAACCTCTCGACCTTCGCCGTCAAATGGCTCGGAGCCGCCGCCGCGTTCTTTGACTTTTCCAAAAGTAATCAAATGGGCGCCGCACTATCAGCCAAATACGGCGACCCGTCGCGAGTAGTGTGGAAACAGTACGAAGCAAACAAGAGCGATCTTGAAGTGGAAATGGCGCGGATCGTTGACCGCGTCGGAGAAGCCTTAAGTCGCGATCTAAGCGCAAGGTAATTCATGGCCGTCATTCTTCCAATCATCTCCGAATACGATCCCAAGGGAGCCAAGCGCGCAATCGCGCAATTTAAGCAACTAGAAACCTTTGGCGAAAAGGCAAACTTTGCAATTAAAAAGGCAGCACTCCCAGCCGCTGCCGCCGTTGCCGGCTTAGGCGCAGCACTTGTAGGAGCAACTAAGGCCGCAATGGAAGACGCAGCCGAGCAAGCGAATCTTGCGCTTGTCATGCAGAACGTCACGGGAGCAACCGACGCACAAGTCGCTTCTCAAGAGAAGGTCATCGCCGCGATGTCAAGGGCGTCTGGTACGGCAGACTCCGAACTCCGTCCAGCCTTCCAAGCGCTTCTTGTAGGGACTAAGGACATCACTACAGCCAACAACGCTCTAGCGCTTGCTCAGGACATCGCACAAGGCTCTGGCAAGGATCTAGCAACCGTCTCCGATGCTCTCGCCAAAGCGTACGGCGGAAACTTCAAAGCCCTAGGCCAACTCTCCCCAGAGATCAAGGCCATGATTAAAGACGGCGCCACGCTTGACGACGTGATGAATGTACTTGGCGGAACCTTTGGAGGAGCCACCGCAAACGCGGCAGAAACCGCCGCAGGCCGCATGAAGATCCTTAAAAACTCGCTAGACGAAACCAAAGAATCAGTCGGCGCCGCACTTCTCCCAGCATTCGAAGCCGTCCTCCCAGTTGTGCAAAAGTTTGCAGATTGGGCGCAAGCAAACCCAGGAGTCTTCTTGGCCATTGCCGGCACGATCGGCGCTATCGCCGTCTCAATCATGGCCGTCAATTTTGCAATGGCGCTCAACCCATTCTCCGCTATTGCAGCCGGCATCGCCGTCATGGTTGTCGCGCTTGTGGCCGCATACAAAAAGTTTGAATGGTTCCGCGATGGAATCAATGGAGTAATCAATTTTATCATTGGCGCATTTGAGAACATGGCGAACATGTGGATCAAAGCAATTAACGTGCTCATCAAGGCATACAACGCAATTCCGTTCGTTGACAATGTCGGGACACTAAATGAGATATCCCTTGGCCGTATTGGTCAGGCGCAAGAAGCGGCTACTGGTGGCATTGGCGGAATCCGCATGATGGCCACGGGAGGCATCGTGACGGCGCCGACTTTGGCAATTGTGGGTGAAAAGGGGCCAGAAGCCGTCATCCCGTTAGATCGAATGAGAAATCAAGGCGGACAGAACATCACCGTCAACGTAAACGGCGGAATCTCCACGTCGGCAGACATTGGCCGCGCCGTCGTTAACGCCATCAAAGCCATGAACCGTGTAGACGGCCCAGCACAAATACAAGTCGCGTAATGGCAACGTCAATTGTTGAATCGGGATCCTACGATCTTCTCATCGACACAGGCTTCATTGTTGACGGCTTCACACTTGACGACACAACCAAAGGCGTATTAAATAACACCGAATACGTGCTCAACGGTACGACTCAATACGCATCCGTTATTGAGGGATCTACAAACATCACCGTTACACGCGGACGACGCGACATCGGAGACCAATTCACAGCCGGCTCAATGAACTTCAATCTCCTAGACGGCTATGCCGGCGGAGTCTTTAACCCGTTCAACCAAGACTCGCCGTTCTTTGACACCGCAAACGGTCAACCGGGATTAGCCCCAATGCGAAACGTCATTCTTACGCGCGAAGGCGAAGAACTCTTCAACGGCTACATCATTGACTACACCTACGATTTTAATCTCGGCGGCCTTGATGAAGTCAACGTCGCTTGCGCCGACCGCTTCTATGTCCTTTCCCAAACTTACATGGACACATTCAACGTCTCCGAAGAACTAGCCAACGTGCGCGTAGAAGCCGTCCTAGACCTACCAGAAGTAAACGCATTTCAGTTGCCGGGCGAACGCAACATAGAAGCTTCTACCGTCCTGCTCGGCGGAGCGGCCGCCTACACCGTTCCCAACGGAACATCCGTCGCCGCATACATGGCCAAGATCAACGAATCAGTACAAGGCCGAATCTTCGTCGCCAGAGACGGAACGTTCACCTTTCAAGATCGGATCGGAACAACACTCTCCGCATCCGTAGCCGACTTTCACGACAACGGAACCAATATCCCCTACGACCAAGTAGGCATCTCATTCGAAGCAAACCAAGTCGTCAACCGTGCATCTGTAACCCATGCCGGCGGAGCCCCAGAAGTAGCCGAAGACCTAGCATCCCAAGCGACCTACTTTATTCAAACAACTTCGATCTCCGACGCGCTAGTTCACAACGACGCAGCAGCCCTAGAACTCGCCCAGTATCTACTGGTGGCAGAACCCGAGCCAAGATACACAAGCGTCTCTACGCCGTTCTCAACCCTTACCGACGCCCAACGCGACACCGTGGCCGTCATCGAGATCGGTAACACGATCACCATAGAAAAGTCTTTTAACACGGGCAACACCACTACGTCACTAGCCCAAGAATTAGCCATCGAAGGCATTCAACATCAGATCGACCTATCTACAGGCCATCGGATAACCCTGTTTACAAGCCCAACAACGCTCGTCTACGAACTCATCCTTGACGATCTCATATATGGCACAATCAATACCGAGAATGTCTTAGGATAGGAATCACTATGGGAGCAAACGCACAAACCGCCGTTCCAGTTTTTACCGCTGGTCAGGTATTAACGGCCGCACAAGTTACGCAAATCAACACGGGCATACCTGTTTTTGCTACGACAACGACGCGCGACTCGGCTTTTTCTGGTACGGGCGAAAAGGTGCTTGCCGAAGGCCAGTTTGCTTACATTGAAGCAAGCAATACAACGCAATTTTACGATGGCACCAATTGGCTTACACTTGGTGGAAAAATTGGACAAGTTGTTAGCACAACAAAAACAGATACTTTTACAACGTCAAGCACTACTTTTGTAGACATTACTGGAATGAGTGTCAGTATTACCCCTACCTCAACTTCAAGCAAAGTCCTAATTTTAGTAAACTTTACTGCCGCAGTAAACGCTGACATTGCTGTATATTTCCAACAGTTGCGAAACAGTACTGCAATTAATATTGGTGACGCTGCTGGAAGTAGAACAAGAGTGTCAGCAATGTTATTAGCCCCTAATATCTACACTTATGCACCTCATAACTGGCAATTTTTAGACAGCCCAGCGACTACAAGTGCAACGACATATAAAGTTCAAATGGCAGTAAATACTGATGTTGGTTATATAAACCGAACTGGAAACGATAGTGACTCTGCTACGCGACCACGGGCAACAGGCAACATTACCGTCATGGAGATTTTGGCATGAACATTGACTACGCCGCAATACTTGCTGCTAATTATGTTGGCGCACAATGGACATTGGACGGCGACAACTACGACGGCCTCACATGGTTAGACAGCACACCAAAGCCAACACAAGCCGAACTAGATGCTGCATGGCCTCAAGTTGATTACAACAACCAAGTAGCAGCCGTGGAAACAACACGCCGCACACAATACGAAGCACAATCAGACGGCCTATTCTTTGAGTGGCAACGCGGCACAAACACCAAAGAAGCATGGGAAGCCGCAGTGCAAGCCGTTAAGGATGCAAACCCATACCCACCAGCACCGCCTACGAAGAAGTAATGCGATGGCGTTACCTACTTGGCTGCACAATCCTTGTAGCAGTAGTGGCTTGGGGCTGTAGTGGATGCAACAGCACAAGAGTCAACATTGAGCCGAACAGGTGCTCGACAAAATCGGCTTGCGATGTCGCCAGAGGATAAACACGCACGACTTATATTGATCGTCGGTATTACTATGTCGATCTGTTTTGCTGCCATTGTCCTTGGTTTTGTTATGGGCCTTTTATTCGTAAACCAGCCGCTTGAGCAAGCCCCAAATGACGCAGCCTTCATAGACCTACTTTCGACCGTTGTCGTGTTCTTAACTGGATCACTTGGGGGCCTATTAGCATCTAACGGAATCAAAAAAGCAAAACCGACAGGAGCAACAGATGAAACCCAGCGATAAAGCAATGATCTCGACATACATCAACAGCGCCATCGCAGCAGCAGTCGCTTTATACATGTCAGGCAACACCGACCCGAACGACCTACTAGGTGCAGCCATCGCAGCAGTAGCGCCGCTATTTATCGGCTACGTCAACCCAAAGAACAAGGCTTATGGCATCGGCAAAAACCCCGAAGCCTAAAGCCCAACCGCTCCCAATCGTTGGCGCTAGGCCGTACACGGGCAACACGGACGGAGCCTCACCTAAACGACGTGCCGGCATGGACGCCTTTATCAAAGAAGTTATTTGGTTAGGCCAGGGTGCTCTTTGGGATAACGGCTCGTATGGCGTTCGCAATATGCGCGGAAAGGAAACGCTCTCAGTACACGCAACAGGCCGCGCCGTCGATCTCTCGTATCGTCCAAGCGCCAGCAAGAAACTTGCAAACCGTAAGGACGCGCTAGAAGCAATCGAGAAACTTTGCGCTAATGCAAACGATCTCGGAATAGAAATGGTTATTGACTACTTCCCACAGCCGTTCGGCCGCGCGTGGAAATGCGATCGTCAAGCGTGGAGCAAATACAGCAAGCCAACAGTCACGGGCGCACCCGGCGGAGACTGGTTCCACATCGAGATCACACCACAGGCGGCAGACTCCCCAATCTTCGTCAAAGCCGCATTCCTAAAGGCGTTCGGGGAAATCCACCCCTACTAAGCAAGTCTTGGCTAAGGTCGGATTACCGACGAAAGGCCATTCTATGACCGATCCACAAATCTTCGACTATCTGGTACTCAAGACAGTTCTTGACAACGGCCAAGAAGTACTTGTGCAAATCTTCATGAACGGCGGATCCGAGGCGCAATACCTAGCCGGCCGTATGTCCTTCAGGACAGCCACGGGCGACTCATGGAGCCCACCCTACGAATTGGAGAAACAATGATTACAGCCCCACAAATCATCAT